CTATTTTTTTAGCTTTGACATTTCCTGCACTAACGCTGTTCTGTCCTGTCCCGAATGGTTGTATATGTCAGCAGTAGTTTCATACTTGGCGTGACCAATGATCTTCTGCAATTTTTCGGGTTGCATACCGCAGTCGGCTGATATGGTCGCAAATGTGTGACGGCAGCAGTGTGGCGTTATTTCTGTTTCGTACCTCTCGGTTATCCTGCCGTTTTTAAGTTTGGTAACAGTCGGCGGCGGAATTATGCCGCACTCGGCAAGAGCAGGATAAAAATTTCTCTTGCGAAAATTATTGACGTCACCGCTGAGCAAAAGCTGTGTGCGGCTCTCGTTGTACCAGCTCTCAACAAAGCTCTTTATCTCAGGTATCTTCGGCGGTAAAGGAACTATCCTGTCTTTGCCTGCTTCGGTCTTGATGCCGCCGATAATGTATCCCTCATCAAGGTGTACGTTCTCTTTGAGTATGGTAAACACCTCGCCGATACGAAATCCTGTGTAGATCATAAAAAGTATGATCTGAACGGACTTGTCATCTGAATGTTCCCACAGCTTTTCACGCTCTTCACCGGTGAAGATGCGGCGCTCTTTTTTGGTCTCTTTTGGCAGAACGATAAAGCTTGCATAGTTCTTGTCGATTATGTCATTCTGAGCGGCATATTTGCACAGCTGTGAGCATAGCTGTTTTATCTTTGCACACTGGGAGCGGCTGAACTGCTTTGCGCAATCGTCCACACAGCGCTGATAATCGGCTGTTTTAAGCTCTGCTATTCGTCTGCCTGCAATATTGTCAAGGTATCTCCAAGCCGTCTTATAGCCCTGCTCACCGCTGCTTGTGAGGCCTTCAAAATGCTTTGCACTCCATTTTTCATAGACCTGTGCGACGGTTAAACTGCCATAAGGTATATGAATGCTGTTGAAGTACTTGTCAAGAGCAGCCTGAGCCTGTGTGTAAGTTGCAAAAGCACCTAAGTATCTCTCCCCTGCTCCCCCTATTGTGGCAGGAGTATAGGCAATATACGGATTATCACGACAGTCAGTTCTATGCCTTATACAGCCTGCACCTCGTGGTCTGCGGCGGACTTTTCGCTTTGTGGTCTCCTGCTTTTTACCGCAGAAGTTACAATAAAGTGAGCCTTCAGAAATTTCCTTGCGGCATTTTTTACATAGCATATTTGCCTCCTATTCTTGACACTTCCCCGAAAGTGTGCTACAATAAAAGGGCAGAATAAGCCCTTTCTTAATGGGTTAGTGTGAATTTTAATCGAGCTGATACTGTCAATATCAGTTCACCTGTCCTCTGAGTGCTGTCAACGCTCGGAGGACTTTTTTTATTATGTAGTTGCTTCGCTGTATATGATAGGTAAAAAGTCTGTTTCGTTTATTATCTTGACTTTCTTGCCTGCCTCTTGAAGCTCTCTTGCTTTGAGTACCTCAGAGCCGTAATTGCCGTATGACCAATCAGGACTGCCGTAAGCCCCTACAACAAGATAGTCAGTCTTGCCGCTTACTGCTGTTCGGATAGTTGCACCCATTGCTTCATATATCGGCGTTATCTCACTTGTATCTCCGAGCTGACACTCGCCTGTGAAGACAAGCACCTTGCCGTCAAGGTTTATAAGTTCCTCTGATGAAACGTCTTTGTCAAACTCAGGCTTGCAAATATCATTGAAAACCTCAAGCATTTCATCAAGCTCGTGCTGTTCAAGTATGCCGTCTTCCAAAGCACTTTCTATTATCCTTTTCAGCTTATCGAACGGATAAATATTGCAGAACTCCTCGTTGCAATCAAGCCAATCTTTCAGCTCCATAACTTCTTCGTCAGTAAGGATATTGTCGTCAGTAATATCCAACAGCATTTCCTGTAGTTCTCGTATGGCTTTGGTCTTTGCTGAGTAGCGAACGTTATAGCTGTTCTTTTTCAACGTGAATTTTGCATGATTATGTATCTTTGGCATCGCTTTCTCGCTTAGCTTTTCAAATACCTGCTGAGTTGCCAACACATCAGACAATGCACGGTGGGCAGAGTCATTGGTGACATTAAGCTTCCGGCATAATGTACTCAGCTTGTGATTTTCAAGTTTCGGAAACACCTGTTGAGAAAGCTCCAGCGTGTCACATACTTTGTTCTTGTATGGCAGATTAAAACGCTGACAAGCTGCTGAAATAAATTGGCTGTCAAAATCAATGTTATGTCCTACAAGTATATCGTTCCCGATAAATTTCAAGAACTTTGGAAGCACAATATTTATACTTGGAGCGTCCGACACCATTTCATTTGTTATCCCTGTGAGATCTTCAACTTCTTCTGGTATTCTTTTCTTCGGCTTAACAAACTGCTCAAATGTGTCAACTATCTCAGAGTTTTCAACAAGCACCGCTCCAAATTCTGTGATAAAGTCATACTGCGGGTTTAGCCCTGTTGTTTCAAGGTCGATAACAACATATCTGTTTGGAGTGTTAGCAATTTTCCGCCTACGCTCTGCTCTTGAATGGTCTTCTCTTGCAGGAACATCTTCACTTTCCGAAAAGTCTTCAGATGTATCTATATTTATAGTATTTCTTTTTGTGTCCGTCTGTTTTTGAACTTCCTGCCACGTTATCTCTTTATTGCGTTCTTTCTTATTATGATAGTACCTTGCAACGCAGATAATAGCAATAACGGCGGCTATTATCACAAATGGCACGTTGTCGCCTCCTTTTTATATTCACATCGTCTCGACTTCTTCAAGCGCATCAAAGCTGAAAAAGTCACCTCTGACTATATGCTCCATTTCGTGAGCTATAGTCTTTTTTTGTTCCTCATAGGATAGCCTAGAGTTTATGTATATATTATAAAATCCGTCAGAATCCATTGCTGTCACTCCCTTTACCGATATAGGCAAAGGAACGTATCTAATGCAATAATCCAATCTATTCACTATCCTTTTGCATACGCTTTAAAATCTCAACTGTAGCTTCTATATCCTCTTTGGTGACGTTCTTTGACACACTAAAGAGGATCTTCATTTCTGGTCGTGTTCTCAGCTCATCTATTATATCTCTTGTTTCGTCATCAAGATATATAGGCTCGTTATGTGCTTCGACCTTGATATTATCTTCTGTGAAATAGTCAAGTGGAACGTGGAAATAGTCAGCGATTTTTTGAAGCTTATCGACTTTCGGTTGGCTCTTTCCCTTTTTCCAATCACTGAATGTGGTTTGACTTATTCCTGTTTCTTTTGATACTTTATAGGCTGAAACACCGTAATCATGTAGCAATTTGCTAAATTTTTCGTACATAAATTATACACCTTTCACAAAGATTACATTACTAAAGAAAAGTTTAGTATTTTCTCTTGACAATCAGGAAATATTGATGTATACTAAGCACATACTAAAGATTTACCAAGCAACGAAAAATCTGAGTATAAGCGGCGTAGTAAACATATTTACTTTTGATATTCTTATTATACCGCAAAACCGAAGTATTTTAAATAACATAATGTTAAGGAGGTGTAAACTATATATGTATGACGCTTTTAAAAAGCTTATGGACGAACGAGGTCTTACATCTTATCGTGTATCGCTTGATACAGGAATACCTCAGACAACACTTAGCGATTGGAAAAATGGTCGCTCTAAGCCAAAGGTAGACAAGCTTAAAATACTTGCCGATTACTTCGGTGTAAGCCTTGAAACCTTTGTTGAGTAGATTATACTACTTCATTCAAGTGATGTCAATAGCTAACAGTCCGATTGAACGGACAGAAAGAAAAGAGGTGAGCCAATGACAAACAACATTGAATTGAGGGGCTGCGACAGTGCCAGGGTTGAGCAGGTGATCGTAACAAGAGCCTTGAAAGGTGCAGGAACAGAAAATGACCCATATCGAGAGGTCATTCAGTATTGGACTCTTGACGGAGAGCTGATTGTAACAAGATCACAATATGAGGAGGGCAAACGTTGAATTTGAAAAAGATAGCGTACTATCTCGGTATTGCGTTGTGTATTGCGTTGTGTCTAGCAAGTCCGCTTGCATTCGGTATATGTATGCTAATAGGGCTTGATAACACAGTTCCGTTGTCTCTCATGATAACTAGCAATGTTTGCAGGATATGTTCGCTGGAAGCAGAAATGACAGAAAACACAATGAGGAGGGACAAAGCAATGAAACTGTACAAAGTAACAACAGTAGACCAGTATAGTCGCAGGTGGGTACATACAGTATTTGCCGATAGCAAGCGTGAGGCTATGAAAAAAGTAAGCGTTTTTGTTACGCCGCATGAAACTCTTTTGACAATCGAGGAGGTGGACTAAATGCTCAGAGTGATATCATCGGCAGAGGCGGTTGAGCGGCTCAGAGCAGCAGGGTTCAACACCAATGTGAACAGGCTGAACGCAGGGCTCAGACAGGGCGTGTATCCTTTTGGGTGCGCCATTAAGCTTAACGAGTATGTGTATGAGATATACTCAACGCTGCTTGACAAGTGGATAGCAGAGAGATCTGAAAGGACGTGAGAAAATGATAGCCGTGTTAGAGATAATCAGATGTGCCGCAGCGGTAGCGCTCGTGGTGGTGCTTGCAATGTATGTAGTGTACAGGTGGTATGTAAGCGTAAAAGAAACTGCCTACGAGGAAGCAGAGGAGAGCATTAAGCGTGCAGTGAGAGAAGCAGGCAGACCCGTGGTCAAGGTCGAGATACAGACGAAAGGAAAATGGTAATGAGCATTGTAGGAATACTGCTGATAACAGTAGCCGTGCTTGCAGGCATAGATGTAGTGATGTACATATTACTTGGCGCCATTGAAAAGCACTGGGAGAAAAAGTTTAAGGAGGATAAAGATGACGAAAAATGAGATAATTACTACGGCTAAATGCTGTATAGTAGACAACTGTGTATCATGCCCGTTTGCAGGACATGGTAATTGCATCACTGATTTCATGAATCATATTCTCGAATACATGAAAACCGAGCCTGCACCTGCGGCAACAGGCACAAGCTCGGAGGTGGTATCAAAAGATACCGGTTCAATATTACACCTTGATGATAGCACAAAAGCAGCGATTTGTCAAGCATACAAAACTGCTGATGAAGCTTGCTCAAATATACTTACTGTCTATGAGGGAATGTCAGAATGTGAGCAGAGAGCCTTTGATATCGGAGAGGCATACGGAAAAATATTCGACACAAGGAATAAGCTTGAAAAGTTGAGAGGCGGTGACGGCAATGAACATTAACGCAAAGAAAGCTCAGGACAAGCTGTCGCAGGAGCTGTCTGCCGCTAAGCTTGGCAAGTATGCGCAGGCGGTTGCAAAGCCTACTCTTGAGGCTCTCAAAACTTTCTGTGAGCAGAACGAGGAGTTCGCTCAGGCGGTTCTGCAGACGGACAGGACTTTCGCCGAGTGTGCGGAAAACGCTGTCAAGGGTGCAGGGGGAAGTATTTCGGATATCGAGGTCTACCGCAGAGCTGTAAGCTTTTACTTCAAGGGTGCGGACGTTCATTTCAATATGACGATCGGCCTGGGCGACGGCTCAGACAGCGAAGAAACAGCAAAACCGCCTGTCAGCTTGTCACTTGACAGCTTGCTTGACTTCTGAGACAGCAGTATGAAAAAGACAAGAAAAGAGGCTCTTATCTACTGCTTTCCTTCGGTGGATAAAGAGCTTATGGATGAGATGAAAGGCAAGGGTGCTAAGAATTATGTGGTGTTCCTTACAAGGGGTGCTGAGCTTTTCGCACGTTGCTTTCACCGATACTCAAAGGGTGACCTTGTGGAAAGACAGCGGTATGTGTTCGCCCGTGACGGATCGGTGAGATACGGCAGTGATAACGGCATTAACTGGGCTGTGCGTAATGACTTCCGTGAGCCTGTCTTTTGCAAGTGCTGTATGGGATATAACTATGATAATTCCTATTCGGTACTGAACATCAAAGCCATAGACAAGTCGGATATGCGTTACAGCCAACATCAGCATTATCACGGCAATATGCTGATGAGCTATCTTCACGCATATTGCAAACACCCTAATCTTGAGTATCTTATGAAACAAGACTATGACGTAACAAGCGTGAAATACACAGGTTGGTGGGGATATCAGGAAAAGTTCTTGCTCTCTCAGCGTGTGAACTGGAAAAGTAATGACCTGCTGAAAATGCTCGGACTGAACAAGACGGAGTTCAAGACACTCAAAGGCAGCGAAAACCTGTGGGAGCAGTATCTTGACTATCGTGAGGAATATCCAAAACTAAGACCGGAAGATTTACTGAATATAGCAAAGGTCTTTAAGAACGAACACGGCACTCTTGAACGTCTTGTGAGGATAACAGGTCTTACACCGCAAAGGGTGGCACGATACATACACGAACAGGAAATGACACCTCTTGATTACAGCGACTATCTGGAGCAGTGCGAAACGCTGGAGTATAACATTCACGATACAATGATAGCGTTGCCACACGATTTCTGGACAATGCACAACAGGCTCACTCAGATCATCAACTATGAGCATGACGAGCTTGTTTTGCAGAACTTCATGAAAAGGCTTACAGAGCGTGTCTGCCTTGAATTTTCGGCAGACGGCTTGCTTATCAGACAGCCACACAGTTTGAAAGAGATAGAGGACGAGGGCAGGATACTTTCCCATTGTGTGGGCGGATATGCAGAACGCCATGCTATGGGAAAACTCAGCATAATGTTTCTGCGGAAAGCCACTGAGCCTGACAAGCCTTACTATACTGTGGAAGTTAGCCAATACGGTGGTATCGTGCAGTGCAGAGGATATAGGAACAACGCGGTACGAAACGGCGGTGAGGCAAAGCCGCCGGAGATAAAGAGCTTTGAAAAGAAATATCAGCAGTATCTTGACAGGGTGTTCGCTGAGAAACGAAAGGAGCGTAAAACAGCATGAACGAACTATCGGCAGAATATATCAAGGCAGCTGAGCTTGACCGCAGGATAAAGACCTCAGCTCAGCTTGCACAGCAGAGCCTTTACGATATGTGTATGGGCTTTAAGGAAATGAGGGACAGCAGGCTTTACAAGGAGCTTGGGTATTCTGATTTCGGGGAGTACTGTGAAAAGGAAACAGGTTTTTCAAAGATGAATGTATACAGGTACATTTCGATCGCTGAAAATCTGCCACAGGATTTCGTAACCTCGAGGTTACAGATCGGAGTTAAAAAGCTGACACTTCTTGCTAAGCTTTCCGATGAAGAGCGAACAGAACTTGCCGAAAATATCGACCTTGAAAGCACTACTGTCAAGGAGCTCAAAGCAAAAATAGATATTTTGCAGAACGAGCGTGACAGAGCCATGGAGTCAAATGCAGAGGCAAGCCATCAGGTCTTTATGGCGGATAAAAAGGTGCTTGAAATGAAAAATAAGGTAACACAGCTTGAAGCCGAGATAAAGGAGCTTGAGAACCGTCCTATCGAGGTAGCTGTGGAAACGGACAGCAAAGAGGTGGCAAACCTTAAAGACGCTATGAGGCGTGTAGACCTTGACTGGTCGGAAAAATATTCAAAGCTTGAAGAAGACAGCCTGAAAGACCGCAGAGAGCTTTTGCAGAAAGCTGAGCAGGCTGAAAAGGATAAGCAGGACAAGCTTTCACAGCTTCGTGAGGAGCTTGACAGAACTAAGGCGGAGTATGAGAAAAAGCTTGCGGGGAAGGCGGATACCGCCCCCGTGCAGGACGATAAAGCCATATTCAAGGCCTATCTTTCCACCGCTGTTGACAGCGTAACAAGGCTCGTGGGCTTTGTGAACGAGAATAATGACAGCGACAATTACGGACTTTTCACACAGAAAGCAAGACAGCTTGCGGATATTATCAATTCAAAACTGGAGGTATAAAAATGAAACTTTATGAGCTTACAAACGATTTTCAGAGGCTTTTTGACAGCCTTGAGGATATGACGGAAAATGCCGAGCTTACGGCAGAGGAAAAGGCTGAGGCTGAAAAGGTGTGGTTTGATACCCTTGAATGCGTTGAGGCTGAGTTTACGGACAAGGCGGAGAACGTTGCGGCTTATGTCAAGGTGCTGAACAGCGAAGCAAAAATGCTTGAAGCAGAGGAGAAAGCCCTCAAAGCAAGACGTGAGCAGAAAATCAAGCAGGCAGAGAGCCTTAAAGCTTATCTTATGAACAGTATGCAGAGGGTCAACCTTAACAAAATAGAGGGCGTTATGGCTAAGATAAGCATTACAAAGGGCAGGGAAAGCACCGAGATAACAGACCCGAAAGCCTTTGTGGAGTGGGCAAAGGTCAATGATGACAGCCTGCTGAAATACAAAGATCCTGACATAAGCAAGACGGCTGTCAAGGCGGCTATCGAAGCAGGCAGAGAGATCCCCTATGCGGCAGTTGTCCGCAGACCGGGACTGACCATAAGATAAGGAGGGGAAGAGAATGGGACTTGCGATACTTGTATTAGGCTTTTCGGGAAGCGGCAAATCTGCTTCCCTGAGAAATTTCAAAGAGGACGAGCTTGCTCTTGTGAACGTGAACGGAAAACAGCTTCCGTTCCGCACGCAGTTTAAGTCAACGATACATACCGACAATTACGGCGAGATAGAACGCTTTATGAAAGCTCAGACGGCAAAGTCCATAGCCGTTGACGATAGCCAGTATCTTATGGTGAACGAGTTTATGCGCCGTGCAAAGGAAACGGGCTATCAGAAGTTCACTGACATAGCAAAGAATTTCTGGGAGCTTGTGAGAAGCGTTGAAATGCTTCCGGAGGACGTTATCGTGTATTTTCTCAATCACCTTGATACAGGCGAGGACGGCAGGCAGAAAGCTAAAACTATCGGCAAGCTGCTTGACGAGAAGATAACTGTCGAGGGTATGTTCACAACTGTGCTTAAAACTGTTGTGGTTGACGGCAAGTATCTTTTTGCCACTCAGACGGACGGCACTGACACCTGCAAAAGTCCTATCGGGCTGTTCGACAGTATGTACATAAGCAACGATCTGAAACTTGTTGATGAAGCACTGAGGACATACTATCACCTTGCGGACGAACATATCTGCTCAGAGTGCGGAAAGACGATAATGTCAGACGGCAAGCGTACTGTTCAGCAGATAATAGACGGCTCGATGAAGAATTACGGCAAACAGCTTTGCATGAAATGCGTTCTGAAAAGGGTAAAGGCGGCGAAGTCCAATGAAGCTGAGAGCGTATCAGAATGAGCTGGTGGAGCAGGTAAGGCAGGCTTGGCGTGCAGGGTATAAAGCACCCTGCATAGTCCTGCCCTGCGGTGGAGGAAAGTCATGCATTGTGGCTGAAATGGCTAGGAGAACTACCTTTAACGGCAAGAGAGTGCTTTTTCTCGTCCACAGACGTGAGCTTGTGGAGCAGATAAAAAAGACGTTTATTCGCTGGGGCGTTGATATGAAACTCTGCGAGGTGGGTATGGTGCAGACTATTACAAGACGGCTTAAAAAGCTTGCCAGACCTGCACTTATCATAACTGACGAAAATCATCACAGCCTTGCTCAATCCTACAAACGCATATACGAATACTTTTCAGACGTGCCGAGAGTGGGCGTTACAGCGACCCCTGTTCGCCTTAATGGCGACGGGCTTGGTGACGTGAACGACAAGCTTATCATTGGCGTATCCGCAAAATGGCTTATTGATAACAACTGTCTTGCACCCTATGATTACTATGCTCCTGACGTTGCCGACCTTACAGGGCTTCATGTTTCTCACGGTGAATATATGGCGGCTGAGATAGAAAAAGCTATGGTAAAAAATACTGTTTTCGGTGATGTCATAAAGTATTACAAACAGTTAGCAAATGGCAAAAAAGCGGTCTGCTACTGTGCTTCCGTCAGACATTCTCAGCGGACGGCAGAGGTATTTAATGACAACGGCATAAAGGCGGCACACATTGACGGCTCGACCCCAAAGGCAGAACGTGACAGCATTATCTCAGCTTTCCGCAGGGGAGATATAATGGTGCTGTGCAACGTTGACCTTATCTCAGAGGGCTTTGACGTTCCTGACTGCGAGTGTGCCATACTCCTGCGACCCACCAAGAGCCTTACTCTTTACATTCAACAGGCTATGAGATGTATGCGGTACAGACCTAACAAAAGAGCCGTCATAATCGACCACGTTGGCAACTATGCAAGGTTTGGTATGCCTGACGATGACAGGGAGTGGAGCTTGGAGAAAAAGCCGAAAGCTCAGCATAAAAAGCAGGAGCAGAGCGACAAGGTGAAACAATGCCCCGAATGTTTTTATACTTTCTCTGCTCCTCCTGCGGGGGTGAAAGTATGCTGTCCTCACTGCGGATATGAGTTCCCCTCAGCCGAGAGAAAGCTTGAAACTGACAGCAGCGTGGGACTTGTAAAGGTGGAGGGATTTAAGCTTGACTTTTCAAGCCCTGCCGATTGCCATACCTATCCCGAACTTTTGCAGTATGCGAAAAGTCACGGCTACAAATCAGGCTGGGCGTATTATCAGGCAAGGCAAAGGGGGCTTATAGGTTGACGGAAGAACACAGGATACAAAACGAGATACGCTGTGCGGTATCGCCCTACTGCACTGTCTTTCGTGTGAACGTGGGCGAGGGGAAAACAGTTGACGGCAGATATTTCACCACAGGTGTGCCGAAAGGTTTTTCAGACCTGTTCGGCGTAAGACATAAGGACGGCAGAGCTGTCTTTATCGAAGTCAAAACAAAGTCGGGGCGAGTTCGTCCCGAGCAGAAGAAGTTCATAACAAAAATGCGTGAGTGCGGAGCATTGGCAGGCATATGCCGCTCGGCAGAGGACGCAGTAAATTTACTAACGGAGGAATAAAAAATGGGATTTAAGTCAAATCAATCAGAGGCATTTCAGAACGGATTAAAGCCTGAGGGCGATTACGAGTGCATCATAACCGCTATCGAGGAACGCACAACAAAGAAAGGCTCGGTGGGTCTTAACTTCACTCTCGTCATCAGAAATGACGTGCAGGGACAGAAATACGGCAACTCCTGCCTGTTTCACACCATATGGAAAAAGCACGAGCCTAATGAGAACGATATGCAGGTGGAGGGCTACAACTTTGCTCAGCTTATGGCAATGGGCAAGGCGGCTAAGCTTCCTGACGGCAAGGAGTATGAGAGCCTTAAAGCATACTGCACCGACCTGCTGAACAAGTGCATAAGGGTAGATCTCACGCACGAGGAATGGAACGGCAAGGAGCAGGAACGCATTAATTTTGTCAACCCTACAAAGTATCCTGAGTGCAAGCATAAGTTCAAATCCTCTGCACCGAAGGCGGACAGCTTTGCGACTAAGCAGACGGGCTTTGCAACGCCTAAGACAAATACGCAGGCTGACAGCGCCATAGGCTCCCTTGAAGATTTTGAGGACGTGCTTACAGATGACGGCGTGCCGTTCTGATTTCTGAGAAAAGCGAAAAGTCATAGTGCTTTTGCATAAAAACGCAGATGATATTTTGTGCAAACAAATGATTTATATTTTAATTTGGCAACATTTCTGCAATTGTTGCATTTTTAATGCAACTTTTTGTGTGTTTTTCGGGGATAAGTGAAAGGCTTTGACTTTTCAAAATTTATGTTAGGAGTTGGATATATGTACGAACAAATACCGAAGGAGCTTAAAGCCCTGCCAAACTGGATATGCTGGGACGCTGTGCCTGATGAAAAGAGAGGGAAGATAAAGAAAGTGCCAATAAACGCACTAACAGGCGGAGGGGCTATGTCAAATAACCCCTCTACTTGGTGCGACTTCGATACGGCTGTGAGAGCCTCAGAAAAACATTCGGGCATAGGATTTATGTTCGGTGGCTGTCCCTATTTCGGCGTTGACATTGACGGCAAAGAGGAGGAGCTTGAGGCATACCAAAGGGGAGAGAACGGCAACATCATATCTGAATTTATCTCCACCCTGCAAAGCTATACTGAGATATCTCAATCAGGCAAGGGCATACATATCATATGCAGAGGAAAGCTCCCGAAGCGTGGCAGACGTAAAGGCTCAGTTGAGATGTATGAGAACGGCAGATTCTTCGTTATGACAGGCAACTCCTGCTCAGAATATGAGAATATCGCAGAGTGTTCCGACAGTATAAAGCCATTGCACGAAAAGTATATAGGAGGCGGTCACGAGCCTGTGGCAAAGGCTGTTCCTGCTGTCAGACTTGACACCGCAGACCAGATAATCAAAGCTGCGGCAGGTGCAAAGAACGGAGGGAAATTTGTTTCCCTCTACAGTGGAAGAACCGCAGGATATACCTCGCAGAGTGAAGCTGATATGGCGTTTTGCTCAATGCTTGCCTTCTGGACAGGCTGTGACGCAGAAAAAATGGATATGATATTCCGCTCCTCAGGTCTTATGCGTGAAAAGTGGGACAGGGCGCAAAGCGGTTCGACCTACGGAGCGCTCACCATACAGAAAGCTATTGCCGATTGCGACAAGACCTATTCGCCAAAGTTCGCAGGGGGATTTTCTCTTAACTTCAAGTCGCCCTCTGAGCCTGTTTCTGTGGGCGCTGTGGAGCAGGAAGAAGCCAAGCCAAGACTTTATTCATTTGACGATACGGGCAACGCAGAACGCTTTGTTGACCTTTTCGGCGAGCAGGTGAGATACTGTTATACAGACAAACGCTGGCTTTGGTATGACGGCAGAAAGTGGTGTACCGATATGACAGGCACAGTTAAACGTCTTGCTGATAAGGCTGTGGCTTGTATGGCGGCAGAGGCAAAGGTGTACGCTCAACTTGACGCAGACGAGGAAACGGATATGGCGAAAGCCTTTGAAAAGCATATGAAGTCCTGCCGTTCTAACAAATCAAAGAATGCAATGCTAAGCGAGGTCATGCACCACGTTCCTGTTCTGCCTGCTCAGATGGACAGATTTAAAACTGTTCTCAATACACCTGGGGGAGTTATCGACCTGCGAAGCGGCGGCATATCTCCTCACAACCCTATGACATATCTGACGAAAATGACAGCTGTTGAGTATTCAGAGAACGCCGATTGTCCTCGCTGGCTTGCCTTTCTTGATGATATTTTCAGAGGGGATAAAGACCTTATCAGATACGTTCAGAAAGCTGTGGGATATTCCCTGACAGGCTCTACCACCGAGCAATGTGCGTTCTTCCTTTACGGAACAGGACGAAACGGCAAGTCAACTTTCATTGATATCATAAGGGATATTTTCGGGGACTATGCGGCAAATATCCAGCCTGAAACTATTATGGTGCGCAGTAATCAGAGCACCGCCATAAACAGCGATATTGCAAGGCTCAAAGGAGCAAGACTTGTGACAAGCGTTGAGCCTAACGAGGGCGTGCGTATCAACGAGGGTCTGCTCAAACAGCTTACAGGCGATGATACCGTTACCGCAAGAAAGCTTTACGGCGACGAGTTCGAGTTCAAGCCTGAGTTCAAACTTTGGATGGCGACAAACCATAAGCCTGTCATCAGAGGAACAGATACGGGCATATGGCGCAGGATACATATGATACCCTTCACCGTGCAGATACCCGAAGAAAAGATAGACCGCAGGCTGAAATACAAGCTGTCGGCGGAGCTTACGGGCATATTCCGCTGGGCAGTTGAGGGCTGTCTGCTGTGGCAGAAAGAGGGGCTTAAAATGCCTCGTGCCGTCCTTGAAGAAGTGAGGGAGTACCGCCGTGAAATGGACGTTATCTCTGCATTTGTCGAGGATAAGTGTACTGTGGGAAAGGGTCTGAGCGTGCAATCAAGTGCATTGTATGCCGCTTATCTCAGGTGGGCAGACAGCGGCAATGAGTATAAAATGTCGAATACCAAGTTTGGACTAGAAATAGCCAAAAGATTTGAAAAAGTAAAAGGCAGAAAGTATAACTATTACTCAGGTCTTACGCTTGACGAACAAATATAGGTGGAGGGTTTACTCTTTTGTGGTGGGTTTCAGGGTTTTTCTAACCTTTCGTATTAGAAAAATAAAAAGAATATATATAAAGAAAGAGTTCTTGAAAAACGGCACAAACCTACCACGACCCTCCGCAAAGGGGGTATCAACTATAAAGACAGATTTCAAAAGAATGTCACAAGAAGAGTTTGCACGATATGAAGATATGGCAATAGACGGCAGGCTCATTTATGACGAATATCCTGCTGAGGAATATAAGTATTTCTCGCAGTTATCAAGACTTGGCTACAAGAACAGGCACGATGGGTGGTCGAAGGAGATATGCGAGGATAAACAGGCTGAATACAAGCGGGAGTATCTTCACAGCAAAGAGCGAAACGGCAGGTTCTTCAGACAAGCTTGCATAATGCAGGAGAACATACGCAGAGGGCAGACAACGGTCTGGAAGATAAACAAAACGCAGGACATGGAAGAAAAGCTCACATACGCATTGCAGGCACTGGAACTGATACTCTGCGACGAGGGGCTTGCGAAACATAACGGCGTAAACATACCTGAATATGCAGGCTGTGAATACTGCAATGGAGTGACAGAGTGGAGCGAAAAGCTTGGTGCAGACGGTAAGGAAGTCCACTTTGAGTTCTGTCCTGTTTGCGGAAGAATTATTGAGGAGGGATAGGGATTGACAGCAGAAGAATATTTGAACAAGCTGGTGGATATAGACAAGCGTATATCGGCGATAAGGCGTGCCATAGAAAAATGCTATGCAAGGGCTGAGAGTACATCGCCGCAAAGCTCCGATATACCGCCCAGCTTTACAGGCGGCACGTCAAGAAAGATAGAAGACAGCGTTGTGATGATAGCGGACTATAAGACGGAGCTTGAAAAGCTTTGCAAAAGTTACGAACAGATGTCATACAATGTATTGTGTATCACGGACAGTATGCCTGACAGCAGACTTGCGGCGTTGATAATCAACAAATACATAAACGGAATGTCATGGGAACGAACAGCTGAGGCTCTTGACCGTGAGGCGAATTACACTCGCAAGGTGCTTGGTCCGAATGCGATAAAAATGTTCAAGAAATTTTATCAAACACCCGAAAAAGCCCTTGTATCACCCCTGTCAAGAGAGTATAATGATAATATGCCATAACGGCAAAAATTTCTTTGCGGACCTCCATAAAAAAGTCCGACGGGGCGAAAGCTCCGTATGCAGGTCGAGAGCGAGCCAGCTCGAAGTCTGCTCCACCATCTTACATACTCTTTAAATATATTCACAAAGGCGGCTGCATTTTGCGGTCGCTTTTGCGTTGAGAAGGTGACCTTATGCCAATACCAAGACCAGACCGAAGCGGTTCACATCAACAGCAGTTTCGTATCAACAAGAAAAAGATATATGCTACCCAAACAGTCTGCGGTATCTGTGGAAAACCTGTTGATTTTTCATTGAAATATCCTCACCCTTTGTCGGCTTGTATAGATCATATCATACCCATAGCAAAAGGCGGTCATCCTTCGGACATTTCAAACTTGCAGTTGGCACATTGGTGTTGTAATCGCCAGAAATCTGACAAATTGGTGGAAAAACAGGTGTTTGACCAGTCTCTCGACCTGATTTCCAACCGAATTTTACCACAATGCTACGATTGGAAGAATTTTTAACAAATTATTGACAATATGGGGGGTATGCCCCCTTTTGAGGTCAAAAAAGACCTTCACCGCCGCACTGCTTATATTTCTCGCAGGATTGAAATAACTGGAAAGGATATACAAGATGAGCGAATACAAAGGCATGGCATATTTGAAAAAGAAGCTCTCCTCAAAGGCTTCGAGGGTCAATGTGCGCTATGACTACTATCACATGAAGAACGGCCTTACTGACATGGGCAAAATGATACCACCAAGCTATAACTGGATGCGTCCTGTGCTAGGCTGGTGTGCAAAGGCTGTTGATACCCTTGCGGACAGAATAGTATTTGACAGTTTCGAAGACAACACTTTCTACGTCAACGAGATATTTGACAACAATAATCGTGACGTGTTCTTTGATTCTGCTATTCTCTCAGCTTTGGTGTCCTCCTGCTGCTTTGTGTATATTTCGGCTGATGAAACAGGCTATCCACGCTTGCAGGTCATTGATGGCAGTAACGCTACTGGCATTATCGACCCTATCACGAATATGCTCCGAGAGGGCTATGCAGTGCTTGATAGGGATAACAATTTCAACCCCACCATTGAAGCCTACTTCACCGCCGAACAGACAGAGATATATCGCAGAGGCTATGATGTTGAGATCTATGACAATCCTGCGCCTTATCCCCTGCTTGTGCCTATCATATACCGTCCTGACGCTGTTCGTCCTTTCGGTCACAGCAGGATATCAAGGGCGTGTATGGAGCTTGTGCAGGAAGCTATGAGAACGCTCAGGCGGTCGGAAGTATCAGCCGAGTTTTACAGCTTCCCACAAAAATATATACTCGGTCTTTCGGATGATGCCGAGAAAATGGACAAATGGGGTGCAACAATGTCCTCACTGCTGACTATCACCAAAGATGATGACGGCGGCAATCCTACAGTCGGACAGTTTCAGCAGCAGTCCATGTCACCATACTCTGAACAGCTTAAATCTATAGCTTCTCTTTTTGCTGGAGAAACAGGGCTGACCCTTGATGACTTGGGCTTTGCAACGTCCAATCCTGCCAGCTGTGAAGCGATCAGAGCAGCGCACGAAAATCTTAGACTTACCGCACGCAAGGCGCAGAGGACGTTCGGTAGTGGTTTTCTAAACGTGGCGTATCTTGCCGCCTGCGTTCGTGATAACACGGCATATATGCGCTATGCTTTCAGTGATATCAAACCGCAGTGGCTTCCTATTTTCGAACCTGACTCTGCCGCACTCTCGGGTGTGGGCGATGCTATCTTGAAGATAAATCAGGCTGTTCCTGACTATCTGGGTGCAAAGGGCATCCGTCAGCTCACAGGCATAGAGGGCGAAAACAATGGCTGATATCGGTGCAGAATTGCTTAAAAAAATCCGTGCTGAGTTTCAAAGCAGGTGCAGAGCTGACAAGCATATACAATCTGTTTTGAAGAAAATAGAGGGCGGCACTGCAAAAATGGAAGAAGTCGCCCTGCTATCGAAACAGCTCGGATTTAGAGCCTCTCAGGCTATCGGTGCACACGTCAACGTAGCGGCCTTGCCTGGCGGCAAGATGTACTACAACATCGCCGATACCATACTCACGGGCGTGCTCAAGGACAACTACGATGTTATAAACTCCGCTGCCGCAGAATGCCAAAAGGCACTTGACAAAACAGCGGGCATAAACATCACACCTCAGCAGGCTGCCTTCCCTACCGAGCGTGTGCAGGCGGTAGTCAATGCGGCTTCTGCACCGGATATTGCAGAAGAAGTGATGATACGGCGAATGACAGCTCCGGCACAGAACATCACCGAGAGTTTTTACAACGATTATGTTCAAAAAAACGTGAAGCTTCGTTCTGATGCAGGACTGGACTGCTACATTATCCGCAACGATCATGGCGGCTGCTGTAAGTGGTGTTCAAAGCTTGCAGGCAAATATCACTATCCCGAAGATGTTCCAAAAGATGTTTACCGCAGGCATGATAACTGCGGCTGTACTGTTACATACCTCAACGGCAGAAAGGCACAAAACGTGTGGAGCAAGACCAAGTGGAACATCTCAGATGAAGAGCTTGAGCAGATGAAGAAAGCCGGTTCAAGACAGCCTGCGAGAATGGTTGACAATTCTGCGAAAAGTGGTATAATGGGAGTAGGAAGAAAGCTTGACCGGCGAGAACAAAATATAGGTGCTTTCTCTGAACTTCGTGTACCAATGCAGAAAAGAGAAGTGTTGTCTTTATGTCGAAAATATTCTATTGATACTAATGGAATAACATTCAAAATACAACGTTCCGAAAAACTTTTGGCACTGCCGTTCTACGGTTCAACAGATTACAATAATATTGGAAGGATAGACCTCTTTCCTAGTGCTTTTTCTTCGGAAGAAGAATTGCTCAAAACTATCCTTCACGAAAAGTGTCACGTTATGCAGTTGAAAAAGTATGGTAAAAATTTTGCACAACAAAATTTAGATGTCATGGAAAAGCAGGCATACAGGTTTGAGAGCATATTCTATAACATGATCAAGAAGAGGTGATATTATGAAATGGCTTGACAATGTAACAAATATAGTACGATCACATAATGCAGGAAAATGCCCTTACTGTGGAAGCGAGAATACAGATTACAGATTGATAGAAATATCAAACGGTAATGGCTGCGGCGATATTTGGTGCAACGATTGTAAAAGTGCTTTTCATATATCACGAATGAAAGTAAGCAAAGAGATCATCAAAGATATTAAATTACCGAGTTCGCTTAATTACTAGAGATCCTACCGCTCCGCTACGGCGAGGCGGTATTTTTATACCCAAAATCAGAAAGGACGGATATTATGGCACTTGACCGGGATACAATATGGCAGCTGCGGAGAGCTAAGAGTGATATTGAGAACATCAGAACTGAAATCCAGAAGATAAAGGATAATGCTGATTATGTTGCGGCACTGATACGCTGCGAAAGGTCATTGAGTATAGTTTTATCCAATGCTGAAAAGGTCAAATCGACAAAGTAAATATCAAACTTAGCACCTTAACGGGTGCTTTTTTCGTACCTAAAAGGAGGTAATCCACTATTGAGGATAAGAGAGTCGGCAGGCAGACCCCCACCATATCGGTAGTGCTGCCCTATGAGCAGACCAAAGGCAATGAGGCTATCGCAATGTACAACAAGTCGGGACGCACCGCACAGGAATGGCAGGAGCTAATGCTTTATGACATCATGGCGGTGGACGATGAGGGATTGTGGAAACACATGAAGTTCGGCTGGTCGATACCAAGACGTAACGGCAAGTCAGAGCTGCTTATCATGCGTGCAATCTATGGTCTGCAAAATGGTGAACATGTGCTTTATACCGCCCACAGGACAACAACGTCACATTCGGCGTGGGAGAAGATCATCGACCTTATCACAAAAATGGGTTTTCTTGAAAAAGAGGACTTCAAGACCACAAAGCAGATGGGCTTGGAGCGTATACAATGGCTCAAAGGCGACGGACTTATCAATTTCCGTACACGTTCCAGCAAAGGCGGACTTGGCGAGGGCTATGACCTGCTTATCATAGACGAAGCACAGGAATACACCACAGACCAAGAAACAGCCCTAAAATATACCGTCACAGACAGCCGAAATCCTCAAACATTGATGTGCGGAACACCTCCAACAATGGTGTCAGCCGGCACAGTTTTCACAAAATACCGGCAGAAGACGATATCGGGCAAAGGCGGCGATGACGGCTGGGCTGAATGGTCCGTGCCAAAACTCACGAACGCACATGACCCTGAACTGTGGTATGCCACTAACCCGTCTTTAGGCACTATCCTCACAGAGCGTAAGATACGTTCAGAGCTTGGCGACCCAAAAGATGATCAGGTTGACGATAACATTCAGCGTTTAGGTTTGTGGCTGACCTATAATCAGAAATCGGCTATCAGCAAAGGTGAGTGGCAGGCACTTTGTATCACTGGCAAGCCCGATATCAGCAGAGAGCTGTTTTTCGGCATTAAGTATGCAAAGGTCACGGATAACGTATCTTTGGCTGTCGCTGCAAAAACAACCGACGGCAAGATATTTGTCGAGGCTATCGACTGCCGCCCTGTAAGAGAGGGAAACGGCTGGATAATCGCATATCTGCGCAATCCGCATATGCGTGAAACTGTCATTGACGGAGCGAACGGACAGTCTTTGCTTGCGGCAGATATGAAGAACGCAGGTATCAAGCGCAAGCCTATCCTGCCGAAAGTCGCTGATGTGATCACTTCGTCAGCAGGTTTTGAACGAGGAGTATTTGCACAGGATATTTGTCACGCAGATCAGCCGTCCCTTGAACAAGTCATTGCAAACTGTGAGCACAGAGCTATAAGCTCAGGCGGAGGTTTTGGCTATACCTCAATTCTTGAGGGTGCTGACATATCACTGCTTGAGGCGGTGGTGCTTGCTCACTGGGCGTGTGCAAATTCATCAGATAAAAAGAAAGTACAGAAAATAAGCTGGTAACAGCTTGTTGTATATCACCTACACCGCAGGGTAAAGCGGGGAAAGGAAACACTATGGCAGAATTTGAAGCTATAACAACACAGGAAGCCTTCGACAATGCGATAAAGGCAAGGCTCGACCGCAACACGGACACAGTCAAGAAACAGTTTGAGGGTTACATTTCCCCTGACGATTTCAAGGCAAAGACAGCCGACCTTAACAGCAAGATCACCGACCTTACAGGCAAGCTTGCGGAAAAGGATACAGCTATCGCAGACCTCACGGCTAAAAACAAGGCATACGAGACCAGCTCGGTAAAAATGAGAATTGCCCATGAAAACGGTATTCCTTATGAGCTTGCGAACAAGCTTTCAGGAGACACAGAAGAAGATATCAAGAAGGACGCTGAAACATTTGCAAAGTTTATCGGCAAAAAGCAGACAGCCCCTCTTGGTCACGCAGAACACAATCACGCAGACGGCAAGAATGCGGCATATAAGTCGCTGCTTGCAGGTCTTATAAAGTAAAGAAAGGAAGTAATATTTATGGCAGATATTCTCTCAAAGGAAAATAAGTTTGACCCTGTTCTTGTAAAAGAACTTTTCGACAAGGTTAAGGGCAAGTCCTCACTGGCTGCGCTTTGCGATCAGACACCTATCGCATTTAATGGTCAGAAAGAGTTCATCTTCACAATGGACGATGAAGTTGATCTTGTCGCTGAAAACGGCAAAAAGACAAGGGGAAGCGTTTCACTTGCCCCTGTTATAATCGTACCTGTAAAGATCGAATACGGCGCAAGGATCTCCGACGAATTTCTCTATGCGTCTGAGGAAGAGCAGATAGAGATTCTGAGAAACTTCTCAGACGGCTTTGCGAAAAAGACTGCAAGAGGTCTTGACATTATGGCATTTCACGGCGTAAACCCGAGATCAAAAACAGCTTCGACACTTATCGGCACAAACCACTTCGATAACGGCGTAACTGTCGTTGCACAGGACAGCAAGTCGCCAAAGACACCTGACGCTCTTATCGAAGACGCTATCGCCGCAGTGCAGGGCAATGAGTATGATATCTCAGGTCTTACAATGGCACCATCATTCAGAGCTGACCTTGCAAAAATGGTGGATACAAGCGGCAGAAAGATCTATCCTGATCTTGCTTGGGGCAATGCACCGTCACAGATGAACGGCATTCAGACCGTTACAAACAACACAGTTTCATTTAACTCCAGCAAAGACCTTGCTGTTGTGGGCGACTTTTCAGCATTTAAGTGGGGCTACTCAAAGGAAATCCCGCTTGAGATCATTGAATACGGCGACCCTGACAACAGCGGACAGGATCTCAAGGGCTACGGTCAGGTATACATCAGAGCTGAAACATATATCGGCTGGGGTATCATGGACAAGTCCGCATTTGCTGTTATCCAGTCAGCGGCTGAATAAGGGGGCGGCATAAATGGCGGCAGAGTACGCAACTATCGAGGACGTTATAAGGCTCGGTCGAAAGCTCACGACTGAGGAGCAGGAAAAGGCGGCGGCTCTGCTGCCTGTCGCCTGTGCAAAGCTTTCGACCGCCTGCAAGAAATATGGCAAAGACCTTGACATTATGATAGCTGACGAACCTGACATAGAGCTTGTGGCAAAGGATATCATAGTCCGTGCCACACTGAGAGCTGTTGACGCTATTGCGGACAGCTCTCCTGCGGCTTCGCAGGCTTCACAATCGGCTATGGGCTACTCGGTATCAATGACATATCTCAACGCAGGACAGCAGTTGTACTTCCTCAGAAACGAACTGAAAGAGCTGGGAGTTATGCGACAAAGATACGGAGCTATGGAGGTATATGACATATGAGACTAGATATCAGGGGCATACCTGTCAAGTTGTCTGTAAAAACGCAGACAGGTATTGACGGCTTTAACAGACCAATATACGAAACTTCACAGGAGGTCGTCGAAAACGTGCTTGTGGGCGAGCCTTCCGCAGAGGACGTTGTGAACGAGATCAACCTGTCAGGCAAACGCATAGCTTATGTGCTTGCTATCCCGAAAGGCGACACGCACATATGGGAGAATACAGAAGTTGAGTTCTGGGGAATGACGTTCAAAACTGTGGGTATCCCTACACAGGGCATTGACGATAATATCCCCCTTGAATGGAACAAGAAAGTTAAGGTGGAACGCTATGAGCAAAGTTAAGATAGAGCTTGACCACAACGCAGTTGCGGCGTTTCTCTGTTCTGAACCTGTTGAAAGCATGGTCAAGGGCTATGCTGACAGAGCCGTTCAACGTCTTGGCACGGGGCATAAAGCGTATACTATCACATGGACAAGATACCCAAAAATGCGCCGTAAGGTTGCTATCGTCAAAGCTAAGACAAAGAAGGCTCAGCGTGCTAATCTTAGAAATAACACACTTTTGAAGGCGGTGCTTGGCAAGTGATAGAAAAAATAATTCTTGACTGGCTGGGGGCAAAGCTTGACGTTCCTGTTTATCTTGAAGAACCTAAAAACCCACCAAAAGAGTATGTGCTTATTGACAAGCTAGGCTCGGCAGAGAATGATTTTATCACATCTGCCACCATAGCCGTTCAGAGCTACTCAGCGAGCCTATACGGGGCGGCAGAACTTAACGCAAAAGTTAAAAAGGCTATGTCTGAAAGCGTGTCACAGGGCGATATATGCCGCTGTGCGTGCACATCAGACTACAACTACACGGACACAGAAACAAAGCGATACCGCTATCAGGCGGTATTCGATGTAACCTACTACGACGAGGAGTGATAATACTATGGCAAACAACAAAGATAACGTATCAACAGGCAAGCCAAAGGTAGGCGGAGCGGTGTTCACAGCGGTCACAGGATCTACACTGCCGACAGATGCAACAACAGCGCTTGACGCAGCGTTCAAAAGTTTGGGCTACTGCTCCGAGGACGGAGTAACAAATTCTTCGGGCATTTCTACTGAAAATATCAAAGCCTGGGGCGGTGATATCGTTGACACACCGCAGACAGAAAAGACGGACACTTTCAAGGTCAAACTGATAGAGTGTACCAATACAGATGTGTTGAAAACTGTCTACAATGGCAGCAATGTTTCGGGCGACCTTGACACGGGTCTGACTATCAAGGTAAACAGTGCCGAACATGAAGATCAGGCGTTCGTATTCGATATGATACTGAAAAAAAATGTACTGAAAAGAGTGGTAGTTCCGTTCGGCAAGGTGACGGAGATATCTGACATCACCTACAAAGACAATGAGCCTATCGGCTATGAGCTGACTATCACAGCCACACCTGATGAAAACGGCAATACGCACTATGAATACATGAAAAAGGGGGAATAACCTATGCTGACAGGTAAGACAAAAAGCGGTTTTGAATTTGAAATAGAGGAGAAGACCCTTGACGACTATGAGTTTATCGAAGCTGTCGGCAAGTGCGAGCAGGGTGATCCCCTTGCATATGTCAAGGTAGTTGACGCCGCTCTTGGAAGCAAGAAAGAAAAAGCTTTCGAGAAGATAAGAAAAAAGTGCGGCTATGTATCGGCTAAAGAGATAACAAAGTTGATCGTGGAGATTTTCCAGACCCCTAAAACAAAAAACTCCTAGTCCTTGCCGCCGTCATGGAGCGCTATCCTGATGAACTTGACTGTGATATGGCGCAGTATTATCACATATACGATTTTAAGTCGCTGCCTGCACGAAAGGTGGCGACTTTTCTTTGCGGCCTTGACAGCTCATCACGGGTCAAGCGTAAACTCAATGGTGTTGGCGGCTCGTTTTCTGAAATACTGCTTGCGCTGATATTTGACCGCCTACAATGGATATGCTGGTCGCAGACAAAGGACGGACAAAGAGGCGTGAACAGACCGCAGTCCATAGCTGAAAAGCTTATAGGCAAAAGCGAGAGCGACAGCGAGGTAACAGCGTTCCGAAGCGGCGAGGATTATGAGAAAGCGAGAAGAAAAATCTTAGGAAAGGAGGACTAACATGGCAGAAGAAAACGGCACACAGCTGGGCAAAGCATATGTGCAGATAGTTCCGTCTATGCAAGGGCTTGCGTCAGAGCTGAGAAGAGCGTTCGGGGATAGTATGCCCGATGGTCACAGGTTTGGAAGCTCTCTTGGCAGCAAGGTCGTTTCAGGTTTTGGAAGCACTATCAAAAAGGGCTTTGCACTTGCCGCAAAAGCTGGTATAGCAACTATATCGGCAGCAAGCGCAGGCATAGGCGCTATAGTCAAAAGCTCTGCGAGCGCATATGCGGACTATGAGCAGAACATAGGCGGCGTTGAAACACTTTTCAAGGACAACGCTGATACTATCGTAAAGTACGCCAGTGAGGCATACAAGACCGCAGGAATCTCCGCTAATGACTATATGCAGAACGTCACAAGCTTTTCTGCTTCACTTCTGCAAGGCTTGGGTGGTGATACTGCACAGGCTGCTGAGATAGCCAATGAAGCAATGGTGGATATGTCGGACAATGCCAATAAAATGGGTACTGACATATCATCTATTCAAAACGCATATCAGGGCTTTGCAAAGCAGAACTATACCATGCTCGATAACTTAAAATTGGGCTATGGCGGTACACAGGCGGAAATGGCAAGGCTAATCAACGATTCAGGCGTGCTCGGGGATTCGATAAAGGTCGATGAAAAGACCGTCAACAGCGTGTCATTTGACAAAATGATAGAGGCTATCCATAAGGTACAGACCGACCTTGACATCACCGGTACAACTTCAAAAGAAGCGGCAACAACAGTTTCCGGTTCTCTTGGCTCTGTGAAAGCAGCGTGGGCGAACCTTATGGCAGGAATGGGCGATAAAAACGCTGACCTGAAAAATCTTATCAAGGAAATGGTAAGCACAGTAAAGACCTTTGCAAAGAATATTCTGCCTGTCATAAAGCAGGCTCTTTCAGGGGTCACAACTCTCATCAGCGAGCTTGCACCTGACATAGCGGCCGAGCTTCCTCAGCTTGTGAGCGACCTGCTCCCTCAGCTTATAGAAGCAGGCACGCAGATATTTCAGGCACTTGTAAAAGGCATTTCCGATAATATCGGCACGATAACGCAGGCGGCTATAACAGCCATTACAACCATTGCAACAGCACTTATACAGAACACAGGTCCTCTTGTGCAGGCGTTGGCAACTATCATAACAACTATAGCACAGGCTTTGCCAACTATATTGCCCGACCTTACAGAAGCGATAAAGCAGCAAATGCCATTGATATCGCAGGCTATACTTGACAGCTTACCTGCGATAATCGAATGTGCTACACAGATAATCGTAACAATAGCAGAAACATTAGCCAACAATATTAATCTTATTGTTGACGGCGCTGTCAAAATCATTGATACATTAGCAATGTCACTTTCTGATAGTGATACAGCTAAAAAGCTTACAGAAGCAGCATTTAAAATAGTATTTACCCTAACCAAAGAGATAGTAAAAAATCTTCCTGATATTCTTGCCAGCGGCATACTTATAGCTGTTGAAATTGTCAAGGGAATTGCACAAGGTATGGTGGACTTTTTTGCACCTGTATCAGACGCTTTATCAGACAAACTGCTTGACCTTACAGACTGGTTTTCACGCAAGTGGAACGATTTTAAGGAGTGGGGTTCAGATATGATACAGGCGTTTATAGACGGCATAAAGGAGAAGTGGCAGAGCCTTAAAGACACTGTATGTGACGTAGCTTCAAGCGTTAAAGACTTTCTTGGCTTTTCTGAGCCTGACAAAGGTCCTCTTTCAAACTTCCACACCTTTGCGCCTGACATGATGGACTTGTTCGCAAAGGGCATTGCTGACAATGAGGACACTATCACAATGCAGTTCAACAGGTCACTGCAACCGCTTATGGATACGGATATCATACCGCCAAGCTTTTCAGCACTTCCTGAAAAGAGCGTGAATAGCGGCGATAATGATACAATGAACAAGATCATCGCCCTCTTAGAGACCTACTTCCCACAGCTTGCACAGCAAGGAAACATTTATCTTGACGGTGACAAGCTCACGTCAAGGGTGGACGGAAAACTAGGTGAGAGGGTCACAAGCAACGAAAGGAGGCTTGCAAGTGCCTAGTGAATATATAGAATTTGGTGGCAAGAAGTCCACCGATTTCTATTTGGTTATCCAAAAGGACGGCGTTCAAATATCTCAGCCGGAGGAAAACAGAATAGAAGCCACTTTGCCATTTATGAACGGCTTTTATGATTTTTCAAAAATGGCAGGAGAAAGGACGTACAAACAGCGTGATATCACGATAAAATTCAGCCTTTCTGCAAAAGATGAAAACGAACTTTATCACAGAAAATGTGATGTTGTCCGCTGGCTCAGCGGAGCAAAGGGTGAGCTGAGGATAAGCTTTCTGACGGACTATCACTTTGTGGGGGCAACGGCTGTGTTTGATACCTCCGCATTTGAGTTCACTTCACGGCGCACCGCTGATCTGACAGTGAACTTCAAAACGTATCCTTTCCTACGTTCTGATGATTACTCAGATATCGGCTTTGACAGCTTCAATTTTGAGACCGATTATCTGAACTTGACGGATATATCGCTGACAGCGGTCAAACAGACACGATACGCACCTCCTGCGACCCTGAAAGTTTATTCATATGCTGATAGACCCATACGCCCACGCCTTTCTTACAAGCGCTCAAAGGATGATGCAAAGAGTGTGGGCTTCACCTATTTTGCGCTCAATGGCGAAGAAATAAGCGCAAGTGTATATCGCAACACGGAGAAAGAATTCGACCTTGACGAGCTGATTTTACAGCCTGGTGTGAATACTCTTGCGGCGTATGGTTTCGGTACACTCACGCTCAAACTTTATGAGGAGGCACTCTGATGTTCATAGTAACGATAACAAACGGAGCTGAAAACACTATCATACACAGCGACGGCACAGACCGCATATCAGGCGGCAAGGTTGCAAAGTCTATCAACACTGTGGATAGTTTCAGTTTTACCATATATCCGAACAATGCAGGGTATGACCTCTTGAAGCCGCTTACAACGGCTGTCAAGATCTATGATGAAAGTACTGACAAGGACGTTTTTATAGGCAGGGTCTTAAAGTGTCCTGACAGCATGGATGAGAGAGGTCTGATATGCCGCAAAGTCACCTGCGAGGGGCGTTTAGGCTGGCTTTATGACAGCGTTCAGCCGTATGTTGAATACAAAATGGTAGGCATTCGTACAGTGCTAGCGTCATTCATTTCTAAACACAATGCGCAGGTCGGTGATGATAAACGTATAGAGCTGGGACAGGTCACTGTTACGGCAAGCAACAACTACACATATACTGCAAATTGGGACAAGACAATGGACGTCATTGCCGACAAGCTTATAGGAAAATTCGGTGGTGAGATACAGCTTCGTGATAAAGACGGAAAGGTGTATATAGACTATCTGGAACATATCGGGCACGGCACAGACACCACCATAGAGCTTGCGGTCAACCTTAAAACCATATCACGAGAAGTCGATGAAACGGCGGTCATAACACGTCTTTACCCTCTCGGCGCAAAGCTTACAGACAGCGAAAAGCGGTTGACCATCGGCACTGTGAATGGCGGCAAGGACTACATAGAAGACAGTTCTTTGGTCGCAAAGTACGGCATTATAAGCGGTACGCAGATATGGGACGATGTGACACTTGCAAGCAATCTTCTTAGCAAGGGTAAGGAGTATCTTAAATCTGTTAATCGTGCGAAAGTGCAGTATCAAATAACAGCACTCGACCTCTCGAGAATAGACAAGCACATTGAGCAGTTTGAACTCGGCTGTTGGTACAGAGTAAAAAATAGCCTTATGGGCATAGACGAGGATTTGCGCATTGTGGGCATATCCATAGACCTTGACAATCCGCAGGCTTCACAGTTGACCTTCGGCGACCGATTTGAAACCCTTTCGGGCTTTATGACAGCGAAAACACAAAGCCTGCAATCTGCTATAGATAACTCAGAGTTTAGGAACAGACAGGTCATAGACAGCAAGATAGAAAATGCCACAAAACTGATTACAGGCGCAGAGGGCGGTCATGTCATTCTTGATCCTTCTGAGAAACCAGAACGCATTCTGATTATGGATACGGCTGATATAAATACCTGTAAATATTGCATTCAATTAAACAAAAATGGGCTAGGTTTTTGGAAATCATCGGACGGCGGTTCTGCGAAAAACGGACCGTACACAAATGCGTGGACCATCGACGGCAATTTGGTGGCTAGTTTTATAACCGCCCTGACCCTGACAGGGTTGAAAATCAACAACGGCAGTGGAACGTTCAAGGTGGACGAGAGCGGAAACGTGGTCGCTAACAAGCTGTCGTCGAAATCAGCGACTATTACAGGCGGAAGCATTAATATTCAAACATCTAGCCAAAATACCAGTGCAATTCAGTTGTCACACAACGAGTGGACGCTGAAAGTCAGCCCACTGGAGATACGCATTGATAACAGTACGATCGGCGGTCATATCGTCCTGCAGGCTGGTGCTATGTCGGGCTATTGGAATAATGAATTAAAATTTTCACTAGACACAAACAGCGGTAACATATCAACGTATACAGACAACGGTAAAAAGGTATTTACAGTTGATACCAATAACAGGGCGATGTACCTGTATAACGAAAATGAAAAAACCGCAATACAATGCTACGGCAAAACAGGTGATATCATGTGCAATAGCATAACCACGAAAAACCACACACTAGACTAGGAGGGATAAAATGGCAAATAATGTTGATTTGACAACAGCAATCGAAACTGTCAGAAACGCATTTTATGGCCGTGACGTTCGTCAGGCGTTGGTTGACGCACTAACGGCAACAGAACAGGCAGTAAATGACCTAAACCAGAATAAAATAAAAAACGGTACGATTGAATACACACTGGAAAAGGCAGCACCAAGCGTACAAATACCGCTGAATTTGGATTTTGTGCCAAAACAGATATGCGTGTCGCTGAGGGATATCGGCACACCTAGCCCATTTCAGAACTACTGCACCCATGTGCAGGTGTACAAGGGCGCATATTTTGCAGTGGTCTGCATGGGTCCTAGCAATGGCGCAACCACTGTCAACGTGCCTGCAGGAACGTACAGCATTGACTACATAGCAATCGTATAGGGGGTGCAGAAATGGTAATCAGACTAGACGAAAATTACAACGCAATGACATCAACAGCCCTACTGGGCTATGTCGGTGAAACAAATGCTAGACCTGTGTCTGTTGAGGGTATGGAGATAGACGGTGCAGACCGCTATGTGTTGACTATCGACTATGGCGACGGCGTTCAGTACGAGGTCGATATCACAGGCGGACAGTGGACACCTACGGCTGATATACTGCGGTCAGCGCAGACAGTCAGCTGTCAGATATGTGCAAAAAAAACTGTCAGGGCAGGAATATATTCTAGTGAAGAAATCACGCATTTTCCGCCTGAGAATAGGTGCGGCTATAGGCGATGTTGCCGTGCCGTCACCTGATGTGGCTATGGACGCACTGGACCGCATAGACGCCATAGGCAGGCAGACGCACGCAGATATGCAGACAGCCGTCACCGCCGCAGAAACGGCTACTACAGCGGCAGAAAACGCAGAAAAATCTGCCACAGACGCAGAGAAATCAGCAGATACCGCAGAACAGGCGGCAAGTCGAGCTGAAACCGCAAAGACAGCGGCTGAAACGTCCGCTACACAGGCAGACACCGCCATGCAGGGTGCCGAAACCGCACGTGCTGAGGCGGTCACAGCACAGAATAATGCTAAGGTATCCGCAGCCCAGGCGTCAACGTCAGCACAGCAGACTGAGGCTGATAAGACCATAACAGCAGGCTATGCTAAAACTGCCAAGACCTGCGCTGACAGCACTACGGCAGATAGACAGGCGGTGCAGGAAATGGCGGAACAGGTCACGGTTGACAAGGCGACAGTGGCAGAAAATGCCGCTAAGGTCGCAGAAGACAGAACAGCCGCTGAAACCGCCGCACAGGCAGCACAATCCATAGCTGACAGTCTGCCAGAGGACTACACAACAGCTGTCGGAAAGATAGCTGAAAACACGGCTGAGATTTCTGCGGTAAAGCTGTCCGACAAGGAACTGAAAAGACGTGTGGACGCACTTTATGACATAGGTCAGGGTGTGACACATAGGTTTGAAACTGATACAGATACGGCAGATTCAAAGACAGTTCCTACAGGGGCAAAGCTGATGTCGGTGAAAAATATGGGTGGTAGGTCTATCGTGTTTAATCAGTTTGCGAAAAATAAACCATTCGATTCCAGAAATGGAATTACAACGTCAACGGACGGAAATTATTCAGTTCTGGACGGAACGGCAACCAATGCTATAACTGCGAAGGGATGGTGGGGTTTGAAATTGGACGAATTTTCGCCAACTAACGGACACAAATATTTGTTTTGTTCAAAAATTATCTCAGGAACCGTTAATCCTGCAAATGGATGCACAATCGGAACTGCAATCCAAAAACAGATTGTTGGAAAATCGTTCATATTTGAAATGTCGGATAAACATTGGGATAGCAACTGGTTGTCGGCTATATATTCCGACAAAGACACAGTTTTCAACAAACTCAAATTTTCCGTCATGCTGATAGACCTAACCCAAATGTTCGGTTCAGGCAACGAACCCACAAGCGTGGAAGAATTTGAGAAAATGTTCCCTGCCGATTATTACCCATATAATGCAGGTGAGATTGTCAGTGCTGGGGTGACAGAGGTCGCTGTGGGTGATACCGCACATCAAATCCCCGAAGCAATCAAAGCACTGCCTGGCTACGGCTGGTCGGCAGGAACGGCACGAAACTACGTGGACTATGAAAATAAACGATACGTTCAGTGTGTGAACAGCGTTGATTTGGGAACGCTGACGTGGACTGCTGGTGGTGGAATTAGCTCCCAGACAGTTTTCATAGCATCGTCACGGAAAATTTGTGGACAGAAATTGTCGTATAATTCTGCTATTGCATCGAATATATTATGTTCAAAATATTTAGCAAAATCGCAAAATGAGGTATGGAGTGACGCAGCACCTGTGGGCATAGCAACCAATGCGACTATTGACGGATATGTCTATGTAAACGACACCGCCTACACCGATGCCACCGCATTCAAACAGGCTATGCAGGGCGTTATGTTATATTACGAATTGGAAACCCCTATCGTCACCGATATTTCTGACCTGATTGATGATGATTTCCTGCGAAATATCGAAGTCGAAGCAGGCGGTTCGGTGACATTCAAAAACAGCAATGGTGACGACTATCGTATACCTGTACCAAGCGAAGAAGAATACATAGTCAAGCTGTCGGAGATAGGAGGTAGCGTATGACAAAAATGCAAGAAGAAATGCTGAAAGCCGCTGGGCTGACGGAAGATAATTTTAACAAACCAAAAGTCACCGAGATAGACAGAATAAAGGCAAATGTTGATTTTCTGGCTATGCTGAACGGTGTTGAGTTGGAGGTGAGCAGCGATGAGTAAGAACTACGTCAAGGTCAAGAGATACTATGACAGTTGTTTGTGGTCGGTTGCTATGGTGCACGCTGCCGTCGGCAAGTGGATCACGGCTGAGGAGTATACAACAATCACGGGACAAGCATACGAAAGTGAGGAACAGTAATGAAAGAAAACACAGCAAAAATCATCATATCAGCGATAGCCGCAGGGCTGTCAGCATATTTCCGTGTCATGGCGATACCTATAGTCATTCTGGTACTTGTTATGATTATTGACTACATTACAGGAATGTGGAAAGCATGGAATAGGGGCGAGCTGTCAAGCCGTGTCGGTCTTAAAGGGCTTTTTAAAAAGGTCGGCTACATATTTGTGGTGGCGGTGTCAGGCGTACTTGATTGGCTCTTTATCTCAGGACTTTCGCAGATAGGCATTGAGGTAAACGTCAGCTTTTACTTCGGTCTTATCGTGACGATATGGTTTATCATCAATGAATGTATTTCTATCTTGGAAAATCTTGCGGTGATAGGTATACCATTGCCGTCATTCTTGGTGAAGATAGTACACAAGCTTAAAATCACAGTTGAAAACAAAGTGGATACAAACGAAAGTGAGGAATAACAATGAATTACGATGAGTTTATCAAGAAGCACAATGGCGTAGCCGTTGACTATGACGGAGCAGCAGGCAAACAGTGTGTAGACCTTGCAACGGCATATTTCAACGAGGTCTTCGGATCAGGTATCAAGAATTTCTGGTATGACGCTCACCATTTTTGGGATTTATTCGATAAGAACACTTGGCTGAAAGCAAATTTCACAAAGGTAAAGAACACGCCAAGTTTCGTGCCGAAAAAGGGTGATGTAGCGATATGGTCAGGCACGTTGAATGGCGGCTGGGGTCACATAGCAATCTGCACCGGTGAGGGCAACACGAGTTATTTTTATTCGTATGACCAAAACTGGAGCGGAAAAGCTTGCACTAAGGTCAAGCATACTTACGACCACATTGCAGGCTTCCTGAGACCAAAGAACCAGAGCAAGATAAGTGCAAAAGTGCTTGACAAGACAGGCTACAAGCAGGGCAACAAAACAAACGGTGTGCTTGCGCTCAAGGAGCTGCTGCTTATTGCAAAGGCGGTCAAGCTCCACAACGTAGGTATGGATAAGAACGGTACATACGGAAAAGGCACTGCAAAGGCAGTTAATACCCTGCTGAAAAAGTGGGGATATTACGAAAACGGCATTGCAGGCGTGAACTTCATCAAGAAGCTCAGCGACGAGATTACAAAGAAGATAAAGTAG